GAACATCGACGGGCACCCTGTCTGGCTAGTGATCACTATTCTCAACAAACTTAAGCTCGCCAAGACCGGAATGCCCGACGCTATCTCCGTCCAGATTTGGGGCCGTTTCGTTGACACTGCCCTGGCTTACCCGATTGAACCATTGGAAGCCCAGTCAGCGAAGACCAAGTGGCCCCGTCGCCGCCCGACCGACTACGCTATGGATGATCCAGGGACCTCGCAGTCCAAGAATCCCATAGGCGAAGTCGTGGACGCCGTCGCCTCCGTTCCCATGAATCTCATAGATGGAGCGGCGTCTGCCGTGACGGGCCTGGTCAATTCGGGCCTTGGAGATCTGTTCGGAGCCCTTCTCGACAAGCCCGATACCGTTGATCCCCAGACCCCCATGATATTGGAACAGAGCAAAGACATGTATGCAACGGACATACCAGATTCCAACGTCTGCGTCTCGATCTACAAGGCAAGGTATCTTGATCCGGCCTCGGAGAAGATGCCCATGTCCAAGAACTGGACAGTCTCGGACTATGCCCGAATCCCGGGCCTCAAGGGCACGTTCGTCATCGTCGACTCTACGCCCCACGACCTGACGATCTGTCAGCGTGGGTTGCCGGGGGATGCTCTTCGCACTCCCTTCGACTACGCTCTCTGCTGCTCGTCGCTCGTGCGCGGCGGCTGCAAGGTGATGCTCCAATTTTTCACCTCGTCCTTCATCAGCGCACGCGTCGTTGTTCAAATTGCGAACTATCTTGATTTCCCCACTACGTTTGACAACGACTACTCCTATGGAATCAGCAAGATCATCAATGTCAAAGGAGACACAGTTGACACGATGTACATTCCATGGTTGTCCGACAAGTGGTGGGAGATGGAATACCCACTCAAAATCCGCGTCTATGTGGACTCCCACATAGCTACGACGGAGGCGACAGAAGACCCCACGATCTACTGTAACGTCTGGGTAGCGGCCGGCGAAGACACTCAATTCGCATGGCCTACCGTTCCCACCACTCTCACCTGGCCCGAGGATGTCGGACTCGAAGCCCAGGCCTCCCCTGGCCTTGAGTTCCTCAGGTCATTCCCCCCGGTTGTTGAACAGGCATTCGCTGATGTCGACCAGGGATTTTGCAATACAGAAATCCTGGGCCCCATCACGGACCTTTGCAAAAGGTACACTCTCATCCCAGACCCCGGCTTGGCTGCCCCTCTGAATTACAACATTTTCCCAGCCGAAGTCATGGACGAGAGCTTCCCCTATGCGGCGGGGGACGAGTATTCATGGTACTGCGCTTGGAGAAGAACTATCTTCGGCGCATGGCGCGCGGCTTTCATTAATCGCGCGGGCGGATATAAAATTCGCCGATACTCGATCCCTGCCAGCCAGCAATGGCTAAAGGTCACCAACCGTGGTAGCGAGTTCCAGTGGAATGGAACCGACTACCAAAAACCCTACGACGACGTCTACCGTCTGACCATTCCTCAGATCTCTAAGCAGCCTTTCTACTGCTCAGACGACAAAGGTTTTGACGGCGAGTCGGCTCTGGTCCCCAGTGTGGAGGCATCCTCATTTGGCGGCTCGACCTGGCTCTTCTTCGTCGGCGCCCGAGATGACCTGAATCTCGGCTACCCCATACTCCCATCCGGCGTCCCCCGGATTTTCGTGCCACCACAGCAGCCCGGAAAGGCTGCCCCACGCAAGCAGTAGTTGCGTGTCGCCGGTTACTTGACCGACAGCGGGGC